CCTTGGATAGCAGTTTCTGCTACAGCAGGTTCGTTTATTGGTATAATTACCTAGTCCAAAACTTAACATAACTAAATAATTACTCGTAACTATCAGCATATCCAAATAAATGAGCGAATTTCAGGTAGCAGCAGATACATTCCCAATATGGAAAGCAGTCCTATGGATCTTTTATCCTATGGCAGCACTTGTAATGGTGGAACTACTGCTACGTGGATTTGATGACGATGATGATGACGATGGTGGTAAGGGTATTAGAGTATCCAATTTACAAGCCGTCCCATCAGGTGCTTGACTAAGAGTAGAAATACCTATATAATACTGTAAGTATTTCTACTCAGTCATGACCCAAGTAATTCTATTCGTTTCAATTGTAGCAGTATACTTTTATAGCAATGTCTCTCAATTCATTTTTGCATAGTCCATACAGAGAACTCTATGAGTTTGGTTTTTTTGTCTGTATTGGTATTACAGCAGGTTCAATGGGTTTAATATGAAACAAGAATGTATAACAATTTTAGAAAGGTTTGGTTACTCTGGTAAGAGTGCAGAAGAATGTGCTGAAGAGTGGTCAAGCAAATTCAATGTAACATTTGGTCTGGTAAAATACTACGAGACTTATTTTAATAAATAACTGAAGATTGAGTTAAGATTATGAGTGCAGACACAGAACACGCTATCAACTGGGTAGCAACTCGCAAGGTAGATGGCGAGCTTGAATATTTAATTTCTAATGCTCCAACATGGGGACCAGATAAAAGATTTGCAAAGATATTTGATACCAAATCAGAAGCAAGGAAATACGTTAAAGGTTGTGGAGAGAAAGGAACCATAAGAAAGTATTGATATGTCTTGGTGCTCTCCTATTATGTGGCATGACAATGTAAGTCTGCCAAGGGATTTGTATGACAAAATTTGTTCTATTGTTTCGGATAAACTGGTAGGTACTAGAACTGTACACGTTAGTAATAATGATACAGGTAAATTATATTACACAACTTATGGTGAGGATGGTAGTGACTGGCCAGAAGATGTCATAGAACAGATATCAGAATTCTATGAACAACTTTTTGTATCTAAAATGATGTTCCAATTAGGATTGTTGGAGAGATCTGAATGGAAGTTTAACTATTGGATACAAGGTAGTAACTGTGATACTATAGGGCATAAACCTCATACTCATTTCTCTGGTAATGAGATTATATCTTGGTGTCATATAATTAAAGCACCAATACCAGATGAACCATGCTTTCATTTCTTTAGGAACACACCTGAAGGAACAATAGATGGTGAAGGTTATAGGACTGTCTTCGGGTCTGTGTATGAGAAATTATATCCAGAACAAAAGACTGGTGATATAAATGCTTGGCCTGCTTGGTCAATGCATGCGGTAGATGCAACAAGCAGTAAAGAAACTAGAATAGTTATCGCAGGTAATATTTCTTTAGAAAAAATGACCGATGGGGAATCTTTAATGCAGCACAAGCGTGATGGGATGACAGTCACTTGGAATATAAAAGAACTCTCTTGACAAAACTTCATACTTGCATATATAATGTTAGTGTCTTCGGACATTCATCTTACTGCCGTTACCAAGACTAGGCAGATCAATCCGTCTTTATTTTACCGTTCACATAACGTTCTATTAATTCAATGACAACCTTACAAAAGAGAGACCAAGGTCTCCTTTCTGGATGGAGTGAGTTTTGTGAGTGGGTAACAAGTACGAACAACCGCATCTATGTTGGTTGGTTCGGAGTCTTAATGATTCCTTGTTTGCTTGCCGCAACAACTTGCTTCATTATAGCATTCATCGCTGCTCCTCCTGTGGACATCGATGGAATCAGAGAACCTGTTGCAGGTTCATTCTTATATGGTAACAACATCATCTCTGGTGCTGTCGTTCCATCTTCCAACGCTATTGGATTACATTTCTACCCTATATGGGAAGCTGCCACACTAGATGAGTGGTTGTATAATGGTGGTCCTTATCAGTTGGTTATCTTCCACTTCCTTATTGGAATCTCTGCCTACATGGGTAGACAGTGGGAGTTATCATATCGTTTAGGTATGAGACCTTGGATCTGTGTTGCATATTCTGCACCAGTTTCTGCTGCTTTCGCAGTCTTCCTAGTGTATCCTTTCGGACAGGGATCTTTCTCTGACGGAATGCCTCTAGGTATATCAGGTACGTTCAACTTTATGTTCGTGTTCCAAGCAGAACACAACATACTAATGCACCCCTTCCACATGGCAGGTGTTGCAGGTATGTTCGGTGGTAGTCTCTTCAGTGCAATGCACGGTTCTCTAGTTACATCTTCTCTAATCAGAGAGACAACAGAGAACGAGAGTCAAAACTACGGATATAAGTTCGGACAAGAAGAAGAGACATATAATATTGTTGCTGCTCATGGATACTTCGGTAGATTAATCTTCCAGTATGCATCATTCAACAACAGTAGAAGTCTTCACTTCTTCCTTGCTGTATTCCCTGTAGTCTGTGTATGGTTAACCTCTATGGGTATCTGTACAATGGCATTCAACCTTAACGGTTTCAACTTCAACCAAAGTGTCGTAGATGCTAACGGTAAAGTTGTTCCTACATGGGGTGACGTGCTTAACAGAGCAAACTTAGGTATGGAAGTAATGCACGAGCGTAATGCTCATAACTTCCCACTTGATTTAGCATCTGCTGAGTCAACTGAAGTTGCATTAACCGCACCTAGTGTTGGCTAATTCCTATACATATGTTATAGTTGGAGGGTCTAACGACCCTCTTTTTTTATATGAAAGTAGCAATCATCGGAAAAGGATTAGCAGGTATACTAACTGCAATGGCATGGAAAGCACACGTCCCTTCCTCCGAGATAGAAATTTATTACGACCCCGATGCACCTATTGAACCTGTAGGGTCGGGGTCATGGCCTAATCTGTTAGATCTTATCACACAGTTTGAAGAGAGATCACCAGAGTCTTGGTCATCTATTGGTCCTATGTTGTATAATAATTGGCGAGATGCCAAGTGGGATCAAACAGTTAAGACAGGTATAAGTTACAGTGGATGGGGTGGTAAGGATTGGTTCCATGACTTTGGTATTAACAGAGTGGCAATGCACTTTGATCCTCAGATGTTTTGTGAGGACATGTCACAATACTTTAAGTGCATCCCTAAGAAGGTAGGATATAATATTGATGCTGATTACATCTATGATTGTGGAGGGTCACCCTTCAGTGGAAGAGAGTGCTCAAGTGAGTCATGGGATCGCTATACACTGCTGCAAAATCCCCTCAACAGAGTACTACTGGCCGAAACTGACCCATATACTAGAGTCTATTGCACCACTGATAATGTTGCCACTAAAGATGGTTGGTGTTTTGTTATCCCACTACAGAGTAGGACATCAATGGGATATCTTTTCAACAGTGACATCACAACTGATGAAGAGGCACTAGAGAATTTTCATGAGCAGTTTGGTGAAGCAAAGGTAACTGGTTGGAGATCATTCCATAACTATTGTGCAAAGAATCCTGTCATGGATGGTAGGATCTTTATGAATGGAAACAAATACTTCTTTATTGAACCACTAGAAGCAACAAGTATTACAGGATATATGGTGTGGATTGAGAGAACCTTGCGTTATATTATGCAAGGTGCTAGTATACAAGAGATGGTTGCAGATAATCAGCGAGACATCTGTGAGAATGCTAACTTCCTTCTCTATCATTATGCACATGGATCTAAGTATGACACACCTTTCTGGGACTATGCTAAGAGTCTTTGGAAACCTACTGATACTTGGAATAATATATTAAAGGATGCAAAGCAAGGTAACTGGAAGCATAGGGTGCAAGGCACAGCATATAATTACAGTTACTTTAGTTTCTTATCAGTGATTGCTACCTACTGCAACATGGAAACACAACAAGACTTCAAGTCTTTATTAAGGAATAATTGGTAATGATTCATTCAATAGCATTAATTTTAATCATAGTTTTATCAGTAACTATAATAGTATTAAAGGTATACAACCCTCACTAAATAAAGTGTAGGTGTATGTAATGCATGGCTGGCGAAACCATAAGAGATATAGTAGAGAGGTGTTACTCAACACCGAGTGGGATACTGGCAGCGAATCCATTAGACCAGTTAAATCCTAGTGTACCTACTTCTGGATCGTCAGGTAATGTTGTACCTCCTGTCAATCCTGGTGATGCAATAAGAAATATAGTTGGGAGATGTTACAGTGTCCCAGTTTATAACCTACCTAACGTATTGGATGAACAGAATCCAATACCAGTACAGATCCCTCCTACGGTACCACCCGACCCTAAACCTGGTGATGTCATAAGAAGGATAGTTGAGAGATGTTACTCTACTCCACCAGAATTACCACAAATAATAGATCCACCAACACCCCCTGATATTGGATGGGGTTGGGAGTTACCTCCTTGGGGACCGTGGATGCACAGAGAGTTTGGATGGCTCCCTCCAATAAAAATAACACTTCATCCACCATACAAAGGTGGGTCAGCAATCATAGTCAAGACTGGACCTGAAGACCAGTGTGATAAGGTTAGGAAGTTATTAGAATTAAATTTACTCAGAGCATTAAAAGATTACAGTGAACCTGGATTCCCTTCACCTGGATGGTGGGAGCACATAGAAACTGGTGAGAAATATTATTGTGATTTAGATCAGGGATTACCTGGTGACCCATTCAAAACTTGTGTTAGGAATGCATTAGACTGTCTCTTTAGACCTTACCTTGGTGGTCAATGGGAACCACCCAAGGCAAACTGTGATGCTTACTGGCCTAATGGATGGAGTGGTAACCAGACTGAGGTATGTGTAGAGAATTGTTATCCAGATAGGATACCAATCTATGAATCAACCATGTCCACAGGGACATTAGCATTCTCATTTGATGGGTCGGGTAATCTAGTTGCTACTGGTAGTGGTACTGCTGTTGCGGTACTAAAACTACAGTGGAATGATAACCCCAACACATATAATGTTGCCATCAATAACATTCAGATGGGAGGACAGCAGTGGACAAGGACAGGTAGATCTGGTGAAGAGATTCATACACTTAACATCAGTGGTCCTGGTACCACATCTATCACTATGAATGGTAACTCTGGTGGGTTTACTATCGTTGATAACAACACCAGAATATGCATGAAGGATCTGGATGGTAATGATTGTAATGCTAACTTCAGTATCGTATCTATTAACACTGGTTCTGACCATGCATACGATCCTAATGGTGCCAAGTCAGGTTACACTTTAACTAATTCTAAACCAGCATTCTATATCCTTGCACAACCTATAGAAAATGTAACTGTCCCACTGTTTAGATTCTACTCAACAACACAGCAAGATACATTCTTAACTACTAACCCAGGTCAACCTGATACTGCTGGTGCAGGTGAGAGAGCAACCATGAATGCTTCAGGTATGGCAGGTGGTGAAGTCTTAGGACATGTATTCCCAACTGCTAGTGCAATGAGAAGTTATCTACATGATGATGAGCAAGCAGAGGCACTCCATAGATTCTGGAGTACTAGTCCTTTCGATCACAAGTATACTATTGATGGTGAGATAGTAGGTGGTAACCCTCAGAAGATACCTAAGAGGTGGTGCTATCGTATACCTATAGAATCTAAGGCAGACCTTAACATCTCTATGGATGTTGAGAAAGGAGGAGCAGGATATGATAATGCACTTGGATTCTACCTAGCAGATGCTACTGGTCCTAAGTATGGACGCATCGTTGTAACTAGTGCTAGGAATGGTACCAATCTATACAACGCATGGATGACCAGTCTAAAACTCAACGAGTATGCTGGAGGGACGATGGGATTTTTCCTCATCCCTAATGGTGGTGGCCAGAATTCACTCAGCATCATGCAAGAGGTAACATTCAGTCCACTTAACTCTCCTTACTCAGGTGGTTTCAGTGCAGTAGGTATCAATACAGCACAGAATAACTACTGTCTCTTCAGTGATAAGACATGGAATCCTATGCAGAAGGATCAAACTAAGTGGCAAGGAAAGAACAATCAATTCTGGGAAGACCTTATCGCTGGTGACGATGACTATGATGATCTAAGACTATGGCACAGGTTAGGGTGGACGTATGGTGGTTACACCTACGAGGGTATCCAATGCTATTTGTATGAGGGTGCTGCACCAGAGAAGGTGATGAGAAAGATAGACCCTACTACAAAATGCGATGCTAGAATATTAAAGGCCAGCTTTAAGGATGTAATTATGAGACGCATGGACTGTGGTAACAAAGTCCCTGCTGTCTTTGGTAACGATGTGGAATGGGAGTGTGGCACATGTAATGGTGAATACTCAGTCAAATTAAATACCAACCAGAGTATTAAAGCAGCAGTCGGTGGTACCTTTAGGTTTGTATCTATGGGTGGTATTAATGGTGGTCTCTTCGGAGCATGTATGAAATTTACTGTGGAGATGAGGAAGAAGGACAAGGATGATGTTGTTACAACTCTATTCAATAAACAGTTTGAAGCACAGTATTGGCCTGCAATAGGTAGAGACTTATACGATCAGGATATTATTTTAGAACCAACTGATGAGTTAACCTTTGAGGTAGTAAGTATTGATACAGGTGCAGTTACAGGTGACATATCACTAGAGGCAGCACTCTATGCTCTTGACACTACTATGTTTGAGGGTGCATTTAAGATCATGCTTGGCACTCAGTCACATGACAGTGTGATAGCAGCTCAAACAGGTAACCCAACACTTAACCCAATTACTAAAGAGGGTGGACTGATAGAAGGATTTGCATTCTCATATAATCCTACCAACAGACTAGAGTTTGAGTGGGAAGCAGGTAGTAAACTGTCTGAGACATGGAGTGAGGACAACGTGCCTGATCCAGGAGATCCATACACATATGTCTGGGCAAATAATATACCAGTGGCAATGCATGGATCACTCCAAGCAAACCCAGAGATACCAGGACAGAGTAGGATCATAGGTAACACTGCGATGCCTACATTACCTGGTGCTTACATAGACACAGGATATCTTTATGATGTTGAGTCTAACTACTTCTCTGCTACAGTACTAGAGTCTTATAACTATAGGAATCTCTCAGGAGTATACAATCACCTTGTTGAGGACTATCTCTTCACTAGGTTTGAAACTCTGAGTGGTACCAATATATCACAGGGATACAGAGACATCCTCAGTGAAGCAGCCCCCACCACGTTTGCAAGAGGAAGCAAACCGTGGTATACTATTGGTGCTAACTCTGTTGGCAGTCATTACCTCACTGTGGTGAATAATATATGGGATGGTGCAGCACAAGCACCACAAAGAGATACATACTTCTCTCCTATCACATTCATACAGGACTATACCCTTGATAACTATCATGGTACAGGTGGTGGTAACTATGCTGACGCTGCTAAGATACGTGTAGGTATCACATTCTACCCAGTTATCTTTGATCAGACTACCTCATCTAAACAGGTACACTACTGGCAAGCAATGATACATGTCATTGATGTTATAGATCAAGGTAAAGGATACACTAAAGGGTCAGAGTTTGTGTTAACATGGCCTCCGATGAGAGATAGAGCGAGTGAGGATCCCTCACAGACACCATACTATCCTGATCAGGAAGCAGGTTTCTCATTCCCATTAGGTAAACAACTAGCATGGTGGGAGAATGAAGACCTAGTAAGAAGAAGTCTTAAGGAAGCCTTCTATCAAGAGTCACACAATAAAGACTCAGTTGTATGGTATTCAGGTACCGACAAAGCAAAATTCAGAGTTAGATTTAAAGTAACTCTCACACAATGTACAGATCCACCTTAAATTATGGCAGGTTTTAATCCAAGAGAGGTCAATGCAGAAAGATCTCTAGAGAAATCATCAAAAGAGTTAAGGACTCTTAAGAAGGTCATCGAAAAGTATAAGGATGATCCGAAGGGTAAGAAGAAGATGCTCAAACAGATGCAGAAGTACTGGAGGAGTCCTTTGGCAGAGGTGAGGTCTCTCGACTACAAACCGAAGGGACCTAACTGGACACCGCCTAAAGATCTTGAGGCAAATCTGGAGGCAATGGCCGAATATGTTGACCCACGTAAGGAATGTGATGAAACCGAGATAAATAACAGTTCGTTAACACCTGACCAAGAACAGGAGTTACGTGCTAAACTGTCCAAAACAAACAAAACCGATGATTAATCTGGAGGAGAAGTATGGGTCTTACATAGGAAGCAGTAAGACTTTTAAAATTGATGGAGTAAGAGAACCAGTAACAGGGTATGGATACCACTGTGATGGGTCAGATATAAAAGGTTACTGGGTTAACACTCGTAACTATAAATTATTCTACAATTTGAATGAACAATTCATTAAGATGGTACCATTAAATGACGTGGAATATACAGAACCTATTTCCGAAGCCCCTAGCATCGTCGAAGATTAATCCAGAGGTCTGTGACATTCTTACTGAGATGTTACAGGACTATGATTTCTCAGAGGATGAGGGTGGACTGAGTGCTGTTACTGTTAATAAGCATGTCTTACAAAACAAAACAGCAGTCCACGACTACCTTTATAGGAAGGTGCGACAGGTTATATGTGAGTTAGGATATCATTGTGATGTCCAGATCACTACCTCTTGGTTTACTGCTACACTTAGTGGTGGGTCAGCAGATGAGCATGCACATTGCAACTCTTGGTTTTCTGCTGTAGTATATTTTGATGAGTATGATAAAGATACTTCTCCAATCCAGTTTGTAAACCCTCCACAAGGGGTCTACGTGAGTCCTTCACAGGACAATGATTATAATGCTACGGATGAGGTTATAGTACCTGAAAAGGGTACTATATTATTGTTCCCTAGCAATGTAAGACATCGAGTGTTAAAGAATTACTCTCAGTATGAGAGATACTCACTAGCATTTAATGTGTTACCAAAAGGTTATGTAGATGTAGGTGATTCATCCTACATGTATCAGTGACACAACTGTCACAAGGGGGGTTGACGGATAACCCTAATGTATACTATTATAAATACTTCTTAACAAAGGACTCGAAATTATCGTAACCCTGTGTTGGAATTAAAAGACTCCCATGTCGGGGAAGTCTATCATCCGCAGGGTTTTTCTATGCCCATGCGAGAAACTAAAATCAAAAATGATTAAATCAACAATCGCAGCTCTTGCTGCATCACCTCTACTACTCTCTGGAGCCGCTTTTGCTGGTCCATATGTGAATGTAGAAGCTTCAGGTTCATATCCAGACGGAGCATACTCATCTGGTACAATTGAAACAGTAATCGGATACGAAGGAGAAACTCCAGCTGGTCTTGGTTGGTATGTATCTGGTGGTCCTACAGTAACTCACAGTGAGTCTACAGATGACTTCGGTGACGTTGAATTAGTAGGTTACCTTGGTGGATCTTACGATAAGTTCTACGGAGAAATCTCTGGTACAACTAACGAAGATGACATCGACTGGGGTGCTAAAGCAGGAGTTAAGTTTACTTTCTAAGTTAAACTCCATACTAAATACAAAGGGTCACAGAGTGACCCTTTTTTCTTTCCCACTTATAATAATATGGCTAAACAACCAGGTAACACCGCAATTTATACACGAGAAGGATGTGGATTTTGCACAAAGATTAAGGAACTTTACAAAAGTAAGGGTTGGTCCTTTGCAGAATACAAATTAGATGTTAACTTTACTAGAGAGCAGTTCAAACAAGAGTTTGGTCAACGTGCTACCTTTCCTCAAGTTATCATTGCTGGATATAAAATGGGTGGATGCACGGAAACTGTTAAATACCTCCGAGAAAACACTTATCTATGACATACATGGACCCCAACTCCGAAGAGCTTTATACTATTATTGATCGAGCAATCGATGAAGCGATGCTCAATGGTAGGTTCCTCTTTAATATGAAGTCGTATCTAACTGGCAACAAGTGGACACGCAAACAAACAAAAGAATTAATAGACTCATCCTCTATGGTTGAGTTGACACAAGTAGTGGATGAGTTATCTCAATACATTGCTCGTGATAAGTATATGTCTGAGGCATATGGTAACGTACCTAAACCACAGGCAAGGAAGATCAGGAAATATTTCGAGACGGTTATAAATGATGCTAAAGAATATTATGAACACCGTAGACCAGGCAGACCTAAGAAATCTGCTAAATAAAAAAAATTAGTAAGGGAGAAATCTTATGTCCGACATGTCATTCATGTACATTGCTTTCTTCCTAACAATAGGTAGTTTTTTATTAGGTTTTGTGCTATCATGGAACCTAAAGGATGTCTTTGATACATGGAGAGAGGACGCAGAGTATGCCGCAATCGTTATGCATCCTGAGATGCAGACCGATGATGGACCTGTTGACCCTAGTGAGTTACTATACTTGCGTATTCATGACGAAGATGATACAATGTATGATGACGAGACTGAGTAACTATGAGACTTATGATTTCTGAGGTGCTTCAGAAGGCTCACAATGCCAAGACGAAAGCACAGAAGATAAAGATCCTACAGGATAACAATACTCCTGGACTACGATCTGTCTTCATTATGAACTTCGATGAAAGTTTAGAAGCACGTGTCCCATTAGGTGAGGACGTACCTTACCGCAAGAATGAGGCACCAAAAGGCACAGAGCATACACTACTAGAGAAGGAGTCTAAGAAACTCTATAGATTCTTTAAGGGTGGTGATGATACACTGAAACCTATGAAGATAGAGAGTATGTTTATACAACTACTAGAAGGACTTCATGAGAGTGAAGCAGAGGTAGTAGTAAAAGCAATTAACAAGTCGTTGCATAAGAGATATAGAATCACTAAAGCAACAGTGCAAGAAGCATTCCCTTCTATAGAATGGGGTGGCAGAGGTAGATGAAGTTAACTGAAGAGCAGATCCTTCAGATTAATGAAGCAGGACAGGGTTGCTCCATCATTAAGACTGGATGCACACCTGATGCAGCTAACGATAAGACGTTGCCAACTAATGCATATCTGCTAGAATTAAAGGTGAAGGATGATACATGGTTTGACATAGTAATGGGTGAATCTGTTGGAATCTTTGACACCTACTATGATATGTTTGGTGACTGCATGCAGAAGATGTCCTATACCAAGGGCACCAGACAACCAGGCATGTATAATAATCCTTTGACTACACTTCCTAAACCAAAAAAGAAAAAGAAATGACAGAAGATAAGCATAGATCAACTCTACTTCATCTACTGAAGGAGAGAGCATATAGATATGGGGAATATTTTCTATCATCTGGACAGAAGTCACACCATTACGTCAACTGTAAGCCTGTGACTCTATCGTGTGAAGGTAACGCACTTCTATCACATCTAATGATCGACTTGATTGATCCTGATGCAGTAGCAGTGGGTGGACTGACACTAGGAGCAGACCCATTAGTCTGTGGTGTAGCACAGAAGGCATACTACACAGGTAACAAGCACATCGATGCTTTAATTGTTAGAAAGAATGCCAAGGGATATGGTACAAAAGAATACATTGAGGGTAATAAACCACCCGAAGGATCAGTTGTAACAGTCCTAGAAGATGTCACTACCACAGGTAGTAGTGCAATGCAGGCAGTCAGAGTGCTACGCAAGGCAGGTTATATTGTTAACCGTGTCGTTGCTATCGTTGATAGGATGGAAGATCATAAGACATGGAAGGATAATGATCTAGAATTTGTATCAATATTTAAGTTGGAGGACATTATAGAATGACAGTATATTTTGACCCTCGGAAGGCAAACAAACCTGTCGAGGAAATGACAGAAGAAGAGAAGAATCAGGAGCTTGGTAAGCAAGCTGTGCAAGCAATCGCTAACCTAACTCTATCACCTTTGGTTCTTATGTTAGTATGGAATGCATGTATTCCAGGTATATTTGGACTAGCAACCCTAGGTTACTGGTCAGCAATGGGACTCTATATAGTCTCAAGAATATTATTGAGGAAGTATGACTAGATGGTGGAGGGTATGGAAGTATGCTTTGGGTTCGTTCTCTGATGAATCGACGAAGCGGTATGATAATCTTGTATTGCTTGTACGATCTGGCATCTTTCTCACTTATCTCATTACTAATTGTTTTATTATTAGCGGAGTAATCAGGCATTGGAATGACTAAAGTATGTTTAGTGAGCGTCACACCTGACGCAGAAAAAACTATTGGATATGTTGCAAGAGTATCCAATCCAAATAATCAAGACAATCCAAAGGTAGATAAACTACTAGCGTATTGTATCAAGCATGGACACTGGTCTATCTTTGAGCAAGCACACATGACGTTGGAGATTAATACGACACGTGGTATTGCAGCACAGATACTAAGGCATAGATCATTTACATTCCAAGAGTTTAGTCAGAGATATGCTGACACTAATCTACTTGATCAACCAGAGGTACCTGACCTTAGAAGACAGGATGATAAGAATAGACAGAATAGTATAGATGACATCGCAGAAACCGAGAAGGCGTACTTACAAGGCCGAATTTCGCAATATTTCAAAGAAGGGATGGACTTATACAATGACCTTCTATCTAAGGGCATTGCGAAGGAGTGTGCGAGGTTTGTTCTCCCCCTAGCAACACCAACTAGGATCTACATGACTGGCAGTGCTAGGTCATGGATGCACTACATACAGTTACGTACCGCTAACGGTACGCAGAAGGAACACATGGACATAGCAAACCTATGTCGTGACCACTTCATCTGCAACTTCCCAACCATTGCTAAGGCATTGGACTGGTGTCCCCAAGTAGAAGACGACTGTGACTGTCGCTACGATGGGTGGGATGACTTACAACCTTGTTTACGAATAGACTAATGCCAACATACCCTGTCATAAATAAAGATACAGGAGAGAAAAAAGAACTCTCTATGTCTATGTCCTCTTACGATCAGTGGAGGAAGGACAATCCCGAATGGGATAAAGACTGGTCTGAAGGGACTGGTGGAATAACATACGGAGATCCGAAACAATCGGATGGATTCAAAGAAGTAATGAGTAAAGTCCAAGAGAAACATCCACGTGCTAACCTTTCGAGGTTTACTTAACTATGGCAGTAAAGAAAAGGAAGAATGGTAACGGTAACGGAAACGGTACTGTGTCAAGAGCAATGAAGAGAAAACCACCCATCAACCTTGAGCATCTCAGGGTCATCGAACCTTTGACACCCAGTCAAGAAGATGTCTTCGCTGCGTTCAAGAGTGGCCAGAATCTAGTACTACATGGGTCAGCAGGTACAGGTAAGACATTTATCAGTCTCTACCTAGCATTACAGGCAGTATTGGAACCATCTTCTCCTTATGATAGAGTATATATTGTCAGGTCTCTTGTTCCTACAAGAGAGATCGGATTCCTACCAGGTGATGAGGAAGACAAGTCTTGTCTCTATCAGATCCCTTACAAACATATGGTACGATATATGTTTAACATGCCTGATGAGGGAGCATTCAAAGTATTATATGAAAACCTAAGAAACCAAGGATCAATAGATTTTTGGTCTACTTCTTTCTTGCGTGGCATAACACTTGACAGAGCCATTATAATAGTAGATGAGTTCTCTAACCTAAACTTCCATGAGTTAGACAGTATTGTCACTCGTGTTGGTCAGGATAGTAGAATCATATTTTCTGGAGATTACACACAGTCTGACCTCGTTAAGTCACATGAGAGGACTGGTGTGCTAGACTTTATGAAGATCACTCAGGCAATGGAGTCATTCACTTGCACTGAGTTCGGTATCAATGATATCGTGAGGTCTGGTTTCATACGAGACTACCTCATCTGCAAACATGAAATGGGATTTGATTAATGTTTAATTATGTTGGTCCTGCTAAACCTCTTGAGGAGGTTGAGAGTAGGACTCTTGACTCTGGAAGATTCTATAAGATAGATGACAGATGGTGTCCTAGTGTCACCACAGTGTGTGGAAACCAATCGAAGCATGGTATACTAGCATGGCAGAAGCGTATTGGATTTGCTGAAGCAGAAAAGATCAGACGATCATCTGCATGGCGAGGCACACAGTACCATAACTTAGTGGAGAAGTATCTTAAAAATGAATTGGAAGAAGATAAGAAGAGCGAGGGTCTTCCCACATACCTTTTTAGGTCTGCTCGTGAGACTCTTGATAGGATTAATAATATTCATGCTATTGAAGCCCCTCTTTTTTCTCGTAATTTATTTCTGGCTGGTCGTGTTGATGCTATTGCTGAGTTTGATAGGGAGCTTGCTATAATAGATTTCAAGACCACAAAGAATCTTAAAAAGGAAGAGCACCTTGATAAGTTCTTTGTCCAAGAAGCAGCGTATGCTTACATGTATTACGAGCAGACTGGTGTAGAGGTTGACAAACTTGTTACAATATCAGTAGCAGAAGACGGAAGCATGCAAGTGGTAGAAAAGTATGATAAAATACCATACATAGACACTCTTATTGATTGGATAAGAGACTATTACAATGAGAAAACTGTAGCATGAAGCAGGAAGTATTAGGTATCCCTTTCTTTAAGTTTGATATTAATCCAGACAAGATTGAGGAGATTGCTAAGATACTTACACTCCTACCTTGGAGAGAGAATGACACCAATCTAATTTGGGAAGGTGTTAGTCTTGATGGTCAAGGAGGAAGTGACCTCTATAAGAACCCAGACCTCGCCTATCTTTTCGACTGGATGCAAGACTGCATGGCCGAAGTGTGTGATGAGATGGGTATACCGAATAAATTGGTATGTAATGCTGCATGGGCAAATCTAAATAAAAAAGGTGATTGGTTTTACGACCATACTCATTCCAACTGTTTCATGAGTAGTAATTACTTTGTATCGGGTAATAGTGGTACTACTAAGTGGTATTATCCTAACCCATATTATGATAAGAGTAACATCTGGCCCTTTAATTCTAAGGACTGGGATGATAAATTTAATCTAACTCATGAAGAACCAACTGTACCTGGTAGGTATATGGTTTTTCCACCTACTATTAGACACAGAGCTACCCCAAACAATGGTACTTGTGATAGAATAACAGTAGCAGCAAATTGGTTCCCGACAGGGATCATCAACTCAAGTGGTGTATCCCACCTTAACATTCAGGTTATACAATGAAAGAAATTGAAGAGAAATTTATGACACAAGGTAAATTCACCTCGCTCGTTGAGGACAGGGTAAAGGACAGTAATGGTCTTATAAATTATATCGAGGGTGTAGCCTCAGTATGTGAAGAGTTTGAGATTGAGGTGGAGACAGTAGGTAAACTGATCTCTAAACCATTAAAAGACAAGATCAAATGGGACGCACAACAATTAAACTACATTAAACGGACAAGTAAAGGTATTTTAAACCTATGAATGAAAATTTCTTCCAATCAGACGTAGTGCAACAGGAACTAGAGTCAATTCAAGAGTGTTATACTGAACTCTTGAAGATGTCTGCTGGTTTGAAAACATTTAATCCACATGAAAGACTTGAGCACATCGAGAAGACATTAGAGTTAGTAGCGAAGCAAAAAGTATTCTATGCACGGTTACAATTAGCAGCTAATGAGTTACAAGATGATGACTCAGCAAAAGAAATAAAGAATAGAATTGAGATGATGTCCACCGAGTATAGTGGTGGTCTTAACCTCAATATGGTACTAGATCAGATGGAAACAAAACTACGTCAGTGGAGAAAAGATCTTAAAGATGAGGGTGTTGACAAGCCTAAATAACTATGCTACTATAATCCAGTAGCAATATCACAATACAAATTCGGAGACAAATACGAATGTCATTTGCAAGTCTAAAGAGTAAGTCAGGTAAATTTGCCAAGCTTACACAACAGATAGAAAACCTTTCCAAGCCTCAAGGAAGGGGTCCAGACGAAAGACTCTGGAAACCAGAGGTAGATAAAAGTGGTAACGGTTATGCTGTTATCCGTTTCCTACCAGAGCCAGATGGAGAAGATCTCCCTTGGGCACAGGTATGGAGTCATGCATTTCAAGGACCAGGTGGTTGGTACATAGAGAATTCTCTTACCACACTTAACCAAAAGGATCCTGTAGGTGAATTAAATAGGACACTATGGAATAGTGGACTAGACGCAGATAAAGATACTGCACGTAAGCAAAAGCGTAAGCTTTCTTATTACAGTAACATCTATGTTGTAAAGGATCAACTTCATCCAGAAAATGAAGGTAAAGTATTCTTATATAAGTATGGTAAGAAAATTCATGACAAGATTGCATCAGCGATGCAACCGCAGTTTGAAGATGAAACTCCAATCAATCCTTTCGACCTATGGAAGGGTGCTAACTTCAAGATCAAGATTCAGACCATTGGTGGATACTGGAACTATGATAAGAGTGAGTTTGACTCACCCTCAGTGTTAGGTGGATTGGAAGATGATGCACTTGAGAAAGTGTGGAAGTCACAGTACTCTCTTAAAGAGTTTACTGACCTTAAGAATTTCAAGTCCTATGAGGATTTATCATCACGTTTGAATATTGTGCTTAACAAGTCAACAAGACCTGTAGTACAAACTAATGAAGAGGACGAAGAACTAGCTCCTCTTACTAGTCCAGTTGTCAAAGCGGACCCTCCTGCACCCACAAAGTCAGGTTTTGGTGCTAAGATAAAGGAAGTTGAAGAGGCAGGTGATTCACCTGATTTATCCTACTTCGCTGCCCTTGCTAACGAAGACTAATGAAGAAACTACTACTGCTCCCACTTCTACTGATTGGTGTTGCTACACCAGTCCGTGCAGAAGCATTAACTTGGAAGGAATTCTGGGAGCCGTTTGTAGAATCTTATCATCATGGACATGATCATGGAGGTGGACACTGGCATGACTGGAAGTACGATCATCGTCATGGACACCGCCATCCTCATTATGGACCTTATCGTAGGAGATGTGAAGTTACAATCACAAAGAAATACTGGGTACCAGGTCATTACCTAGGTCATGGCAACACATGGGTACCAGGATATTATGAGCGACGTGATGTGATTGAGTGGGAGCGTTGTAGACGCTAACTCGTATATTATTCGACTTTTTGAACAAGCAAAACCCCCGAAAAAATCGGGGGTATTTTTTTGCTCTGTAGGTTTTTTAAGAACTTCCGTATTGATTAGTTGTAGATCCATCATCACTCACACCTGCTGTAGTATTTGATGTTACTACTGTACTGCCATCTGATAATACATCTCCTGCTTCAATACTAGCAGCAGAGGTGTCAAACTCTCTAGATGAGTAATCTGCCTCTGAAGCAAATTCGATAGAACTCGTTTCACCGATATTTGTGCTATAAGTCGGTTTAACGGTCTGAAACTGCTCTTGGGTAGTATTGAGTGATTTCTTAGCTCCTGTTGTACTGTCAGTTTCGCTATTTGGAAGATATCCGCATAAAGTGCTAAATTCTTCAATAAACCCATTTATGAATTCTTTCTTTAAAAGGTAAATATTGCGTTTATAGTCATTTTTCATAGTTTCGTGGTCATAGACAGAAATGGGTCTAACTGTCTCTTCCTTTGGTATTAGTGTACCGTCAGGTCTGGTATATGTGTAATCTTCACCCACAACACGATCTTCTTTAACAAGAATACGTCCTCTTGTATCTGTGATTCTTTGAGTTACCCAATGATGAATTGAATCAGCATCCTCTTCATATGTGTTGTCAATATACCTTTCTAACTCATCTTCTGCCATGGGCCATTCATCATATACGTTAGTTATGTTATTGCATAGCAAAACAATCCAATCAAATTGCATATTGCCATATTTCTTATAAGCAACTTGATCAGGTCTTTCATTGATGCTAATGGTATATTGGTCAAATCCCAATATGACATCTTCCAGTTTTTCACGTATTTTAATCCTTCTAAAGAGGTTTTTAGCAAGTTTATAAGGATCTACATTATTCTGACGATAACTAGATGTCCTGACCATTACGTCAGGTAAGTAAGTAAAATATGCCATTATGCAGTAGAATTTGAATTGTATGAATTACCATAATTTAGAAGATCTCTTCGATTCAATTCATCTGTAGAAAGAGTTGAAAGATATTCATTCTCCCTTTGTGTATATGCTTCTTTGGCATCGAAACCGTATGTTTCCTTTGTAAGGAATTCAGTCTCTTTGAAGTCTAATTTTAATGAATACTTTAAAGCACCAAAATCAAAGAATCTTTGGTTGCTCATTGCAGATCTCAAAGAAGTGAAATCTGGCATATTGACAGAAACACCAGTGCAAACCATTTTGGTTGGGAATTGCATTACTTGACTTAAGATACCTTTTTGATCTCCTTGCTCAGGGTTAGCGATTTCTTCATTACCACCACCTTTATCAACATATCTGACAGTAGTAAGACGGAAGTATTCTGGTAATGTTAACCAGTTATCTCCATCTTTACCAGGTAGTGAGTATCCTCTAAATTTACGAATAATGTCATATATGGTTAAAGCATCATCAGTGCTCTTTGGTACCATTTCCCAAGTCCAAGAATGTCCCCTGAATTCACCCTGACCTGAATATGTTGCTTCTGCATATGGGTTGAATATCGTTTTATTAACTATTGAGCTTAATTGATTCTTATTAAGACTTGTATCACCACCAGCAGTAGCAATAGCAGCATTAATTACCTTACTTGCTGCTGTATAACCTAATTGTGGTAGTGCTGCTTCTGCTGCATCCTGAATATCATCAGCAATCGAATCAGTGTTAATACCGCCATCAGCACCAACTACTTCACCTGCCATACCCATTAATGCATTTCCAAATTTTCCAAGTTCTACCTTACCCCACCCTTGTGAATGACTTTCACTTAGCGACTTGGGTAAATAGAGATATATCGTATCTAACAGCGTTTCTTCTTTATGGTGATATACATCAAATTTTAGATAATCGATTACTTCAGTCGGAAAAGCCGCACCATCTGTAATTGTTTCTCTACTATTTGCTGAATTGACACCTAGGGGTTTAGCTTTTGGAAATACTAAAGTTGACATGGCATACAAAGGAAATTTTAGACCATCAAATAAACATAAGTACAAAGGTGATCACACTAATGTTATTTATAGAAGTTTGTGGGAAAAGAAGTTTATGATGTGGTGTGACCGCAATACCAACGTATTGGAGTGGGGTAGTGAAGAGATTATTATTCCTTATAGGTCTCCCTTGGATAATAGGGTTCATCGTTATTATCCTGATTTCTATGTCAGAGCGAGGACCAAGGATGGAAGAATCGCCAAATCGATCATCGAGATTAAACCAGATGCACAAACTAAACCCCCTAAGCGTAAATCGCAGAAGGCACGGACTTTTATAACAGAAGTTAAGACTTGGAATGTAAATAGTGCTAAGTGGAGAGCAGCAAGACAGTATTGTGCTCATAAGAATATGCAATTTATTATACTGACCGAAAAACACTTAAATGTATGAGTATCTTCACAGACGTAAAAGACTTAGCAGGTGGTAAGTCACAGTCTAAACAATGGTATAGAGAGCAACTACAGTATGGACTGGAGTCATATCAAGGTGGATTTATTGTGGGTGATATCATATTCTTCAATTATTCAGCCCAGACACCAGATCTTAAATTTTGGGATACCTTCCCTATGGTACTAATCACAGATGTAGATTATGGGAATAGGCAGTTCTCTGGCGGTAATATGCACTATTTGAGACCTAATAGTAGAAAGAGTATGGCAAATACCTGGGCTGCTGGTAGTATTTCATATCCTATGCGTTGCCATCATAAATACTTTATGAATAGTGTCACATCAGCATATAATGTACCTCAAGAAGAGTTGCGAGAGATGACACCTCTCCCAGTGGAGCAATTTGTTATTAGACCCAAAGGACTTGGAAGAACTATGGAAGTGCCAAGTAGCATAATCTGGAGTAGATTAAAATGAGTCAAGAATTAGAAACCTTTAGTAACCCGAATAGCTTTGATAAATGGAGGACTCAAGTCCAGTCTGGTAAACTTGAACCCTCTAGATCTAACCTGTACGGAGTTAGGTTATTTCTACCTACATGCTTGAAGGAAAACACTCAATTTATAATGCAAGACCAGAGACATGCATTTGATTCCATGAATTACATGGCAGATCAAGTTACTATACCTGGTAAGAGGATACAAGATCAAAAGGTAGCAGCAGCATGGCAAGGTGCAGCATATTCACATGCTAGGACTCAGCAACATGGTGATCTGGATATTACCTTTATAACAGACAAGTATCAATACCATCGTCAATTCTTTGAGCATTGGATGAACTGGGCAGCACCAGACATGGAGAATAGATCAGGGATATATGAGGAGTATATTTGTAACCTAATAATAACAAAGTGGGAAGTTGGATCCCCTATTAGTTGGGAAGGTCTTACAGAGTCAAATGCAACATATAGGACAAGACTTAATGCATCTATGGCAGTTTGGCAATTCTTTGGAGCATGGCCCTATGACATGGGTGGAGCATCATATAGTAATGGTCCTACCAATTTAGTTAAGTTTAGCGTTAAGTTTAAGCACGAGAGATATAGATTTGATGGAGTAGGAACAGAAGGACTGGGAATTAATACACCAGATAGATACATAAACACTTCATCAGGATTAGGTACTACTGGCGTTGCAGACGAACAGAATGCAGCAGCTGGATTTGGTGTCTAAATAGAATTATAATAATGCAATCGTTATGCCATTACCTAAGTTAGCCATACCTGAGTATGAAGCGACCCTGCCTGTAACAGGCACTAAAATATCATATAGACCATTCCTAGTTAAGGAAGAGAAACTACTCTATCTCGCTATGGAGTCGCAAGACAACAAGCAGATGGTCAAAGCAGTGAAGACTATTATTAAAAACTGCACTAACCTAAAGACTAAGGTTGAGTCACTCTCTACTTTTGAGATTGAATATATCTTCCTTAAGATTAGATCTGTTGCTGTTGGTGAGACAAGTGAATTTAAAGTCACATGTCCAGATGATGAGAAAACTCAAGTGGATGTCAGTATCCCTCTTGCAGAAGTCAACGTTGAGATCCCTGATGATCACAATGCTGAGATTGATTTAGATGGGAATGTAGGTGTGAAGATGAAGTATCCTTCATTGGATGTCTTTATTCAACAAAACCTATCAGATAACCCTGATATAGAGGATGTATTTGAATTAGCTGCAGGATGTATTGGTCAAGTATATGATAAAGAAGAGGTTTATGATTCTTTCACTAAGAAGGAAGCATTAGAATTCTTAGAAGATCTGAATGCAGACCAGTTTGGTAAGATTCAGCAATTCTTTGAGACTATGCCTAAACTATCTTATAAATTAAAGGTAACAAACCCAAATACAAAGGTCGAGAGTGAATTAGTGCTTGAGGGACTAGCAAGTTTTTTCGAGTAGCGTTAATGCATGACAGTCTTGAGAATTACTATAAGACTAACTTCGCATTAATGCAACATCACAAATACTCTCTGACTGAGTTGGAAAATATGATACCGTGGGAACGTGATGTATACGTGAACCTTCTTATCGCTCATATTCAAGAGGAAGAAAGAAGGCAAAAACAAGACGAAAATAAAATGTCTCTCTAATGGCAATTAAGAGTTACGTCAAAATTAAACCCATCAAGGATGATGGTGCTTATTCTGGAACTTTCAATCAGATTCGGAAGGGTATCAATCGTACAGGTAAGACAGTAACTAGTATTAGTCATAATCAGGTAGAGACAGAGAAACTTATTACATTTGAAAGAGATTGGTTACGTACCAAATCTTTTAAAGAGGTAGATGAGGATCAAAAGGAAGAGAAAGAAGATCTGAATGTGTTCCAGAAATGGAGAAAAGGTTTCTTGGGCATGTTCAAGTTTGAGCAGAGGAATAAGAAAGAAAATAAAGCAGAGACGAAAGGTACTAAAGGAAAAGAAGAAAGTCCAATACAGAAGAAGGCAAAGAAAGCAGCTCTGAGCTTTCTTGAGGTTTTATCTGGGTTCTTGACACCTATATTTGATGTCTTTATTAAGATGTCATTATTTTCGTGGTTAGCTAAGCCAGAGAAAGCAAAGAGAGCTGCGAAGGTGTTCAAGTTACTTAGTGCTATAGGTAAGTTTGGATTCGCTATATTGGGGTTTGGTGTCTTTAATATTGCTAGAGGTATTACTGATCTCTTTGGTGCTAGTAATAAGACAGGTATTGCTAAGGTATTAGCACCACTTACAGGATTCCTACAGTTAATTGCAGGTTTTGCTACACTTCGATATCTATTAAATCCATTAAAACTATTCAGTGATGGTAAGAAGGTAAAGAATCTCTTCCGAGATACTTCTGTGAAGGAGTTGGAATGGAAGAAACAAGAGCAATGGCGTAAGTTTGGTTATAAGGATGCAGAGTCAGGTAAGATATACACTGAAAAAGAATATAAAGCGATGAAGAAGTCTGTCGAGAGACAGCAGAAGAAGTTAAGATTACAGGGTAGAAACGATCAAGCAAGAAAGATTGGTGGTAAGTTTAATGCGAGGATGAAGAATCCTACCAGATTACAGTCTGGTAAGAACTTTGGTAGAAAGATGGGGAAACCTGGCATGCAGAAGGGACTTGCAATAGCAGGTGGTCTTACTCGTATGATGTCTGGTATTGCAATGGGTGAGGATAAGACTGAAGCAGTCGGTGCAGGTGTTGGACAGGCAGCAGGTGGAATGATAGGTGCTGCAATGTTAACACCATTCTTAGGACCATTTGGACCTATAGTTGGTAATGCATTAGGTGGTTTCTTAGGTGAGTGGGTAGGTAAGACATTCTTACCAGTAATCAAACCACTATTTAAACCTATTAAGCAGTATTTTGAAATGATGTGGGGATTAGTTCAGGGTATTGCTAGTGAAACAGGTGTAACAGAGTTTCTTGGTACCTTATTTGATTTTATAGGTCAAATTGGTAAGGTAATGTTTGACATTATAGGGTGGATAATGAAACCTATCGGTTGGTTATTAGGTGGTGTCATTAAAGTACTGGCAGGTACAATCAAGTTTATTATAAGTGCTGCTAAGAATATATTTGCGTTTATGACGAATCCCATAGGATTCGCATGGAAAATTATAAGGGGTAAGGATCCTGGAAAGGATGTAAAACTGGAGGAGATGGCAAAGGGTGGACCTTTGAAACTTCCTCAATATTTCCTTGGTGGTTTATTTAAGAAGAAAGAGAAGTGGGAAGTAACGGATGAGGTTCATGTTGAGGGTGTATTAAGGTCTATAGAATGGCAGGATATGAATGCACTGCCGAAATACAAAAAAACTAGATCAACAATACTAGAAGGTAATACATATCCAGAATTTGATGCAGAGCAAATTCGTCTAGGTTTGCATAAAGCACAAAAAGATGGACAGGAACCTGGTGAAACTGGTGAGAAAGGAGAAAAACGTGGTTGGAAAGGTGTATTAGGTGGTGTTGCTGACACTCTAACAGGAGGTATATTTGACTTCGATGGTAGGGGTAATAATGCTTTGCAGAATATACAACAACTTCCATTGAAGTTGGCAAGTATGGCAGCTAAGGGAGTAATAGGTACTGGTAAGAAAATAATTGGTGGTATAGGTAATGTTGCTAAGGGATTATGGGGTGGTGTAAAGGGACTCTTTGGAGGTAATAAGAAGGAAGAGATAACACCTACACCAACTCAAGAAACACCTGCATATTCAGATATGGATATAAGGTCACAGATAGAGCAGCAGGTACTTCAACAGCAAGCACGACATGATGCTCTTGAATGGAAGAAGAAAAAGGATGCATCAGTTCAGGATGTAATATTACCACCTAGGACAGTTGTACAGAGGGTGACGGTACCAACGATAAATACTATCAAAACTGGTACTAGATCTAGAAGGGTTACTAAAGTCCCAAGTCCAATGTTTGTTTGTTAATAGATGGCAAAAGTATCTGCAAAAGTTAAAAAGGCATCGATGTATAAGATGATCTCTTATAAAGGGATCACTGGTGTTCAGTCAAAGTATACACCTATAACTGCTGCAGCAAGATTACCAAAGGTTGAGAAGAGTATAGGTAGAGGACTACAATCGATTGTATCTGGTCTTAACTCATTAGGATCTACTCTTAATAGTATTGCTGCTAATACACAGAATTCTCTCACCAGTTGGAGAGATAATATTAGGACTCAGGTTAAGAGTGCTGATAAGATAGCTAAACAAGAAGCTCTTACTGATAGGAAAGACAGGAAGAGAAAAGCATTTAAAGATAAACAGACAAAGAAGAGAAGACTGTTTCAACTAAGGAATAGTAAGGAAGAGAAGGCAGAGAAGAAGAAGGGTAAGAAAGCAGGATTTGGTGAGGGTGTTATTGGTGCAGCTAAGAAAGCAGGTGGTGGTATCTTTGGTGCTCTTTTTCAATTCTTTGGTGTATATCTTGCCTTGGTTAAGTTCAAGATATTTGAATGGATAGCAAAGAATCCTAAGACAGTAGCAAAATTAGGGATGATACTGGGTGGTATAGGTAAGTTTGTATTCAATGTGTATTCATTCCTAGGTGGAATGGCACTTGATGGACTTGTCTCTTTCTTGGAGAATCCTATTAGTTTGAAAGGATTCTTTGGTGCAATCAAGTTTGTTCTTGGTGCGGTACCTATATTTGGTACCATGCTATTCTTGAAGAATCCTAAGCTGATGCTTGATGGTGCTAAGAAGGTAATAGGAGGTATAGTAGGAGGTCTGAGGAGACTATTTGGATTCCAAAGTAAAGACCAAAAGTTTAGAGACTTTAAACTTAAGAAATTAAAAGGTGGTAAAGGCAACTGGTTTGGTAGTAAAGTAGGTAAGATTGCTACTGGATTAGGTGCTGGTGCCTTGGCATTTACAGCAGTAAAAGGTGAAGGTGGTAGTAATGCTGAAGCAGCAGGTGCTGGTGCAGGTGCTGCTGGTGGTCAGGCACTTGGTGCTAAATTAGGTGGAATGGTTGGTGGACCTGCGGGTGCTGCTGTTGGTGGTCTTGTTGGTGGTTTGGCAGGTGGTAAGGTAGGTAAGGCGATTGGTGGTCTTATAGAACCTATTGTTAAACCTATAGGTGATTTCTTTAAGATGATTGGTGATACATTTAATGGTGTTATTAAAGAGATAAAGGAACCATTGGAGGAATTCTTTAGTACTCTTGGAAAATTCCTAAGTGGAATTCTTGATGCAGTAGAACCTCATATGCCCATCATCACTAAGATTTTAGGTATTGGATTTAAGGTACTATTCTGGCCTCTATTCTTAGGGATGAAAGCATTAACCGCAGTCCTTAAACTCTTTACAGGTGGTGAGAAAGGGGAGGATCCTGGTAAGGGAGATGGGAATAAGAAAGAGGATGGTACTAAAACTACCCACTATTCTACTACTGATCCGTTTGAAGCTGGTACTTTTGATAATGTTAGGGTTACTACAAAAGATGGCAAAACACTTAAGAAAGGTGATGAAGGTTGGAAAGAAGCAGTAATAGAAAGTCGGGAGAAATTCAGACAAATGATGCAAGATCCCTCGGATAATCCCCCAAAGGCAGCTGGTGGAGAATTACCTAAGAAAGCTAAAGGTGGTTGGATCAATGGTCCTCAGTCAGGGTATCCAGTAACATTAAATGGTATTACACCAGCATTTATAGGTCATGGTCTTGAGTGGGTAGGAAATAAGAAGGCATCTGGTGGACAATATATTGTTCCATTTGATACTCCTGCTACTAGGAGTGATAAGGGTCTAACATCTAGACGATTAAAGCAAGCAAAGAGAGCAGGTTACAGTACTCCATTTGCTGCTGGTGGTGAGTATAAAGTAAAACATCTACACTCTTATGAGAAAGGTGGAGAATCAAAGGATGATACTAAACCACAAGGTATATGGAGATGGTTAGCAGGTGCTGCTGATCATATGACTATGGGTCTGACTGATTTTGATCAACGTGGTAGCATGCTTGATGGTGCTAGAAGATTAAAGGATAATATAGGTCAGAAGTTAGAAGATTCAAAACAGAAAGAGCAGCAAGTAAGATATGAGAAGTTGAAGAATGCTCTTCAAGATAGTTCTTCTACTGTTATTATAAATGGAGAGACAGCAGAAGTAGGAAGTAGTGTTGATGCTTCAGAAGATAACCCTATCATTGTTCCTGGTAAGGAGCACCATGATGCTGATAAGTATATCTATCCTAAGTTTGGTATTATCAATGAGTTTATGACAGATCCTGTGGAGTTTATGTAAATGTCAGTAGTAGAAATAGTTAATAATATTGCTCAGACATGGGAGTCTATCACCTATGGTATAACAGAGGGTGATGGATCAGGCACGTTCGATAAAGATAATGCTAGAGACTTTGAGATTCAGAAGTTACAACTAGAGACAGCAGATGGTAGCACAGTATATGATATGACTGAGATGGTATTGGAATTTCAATACCATGAATCTATTGAGTCTTCTTTCTTGAGATGTGATATCAGTATATTAGATGCTATTGACTGGAATAAGAATTTACAGGGTGGTGAGAAAGTTACTATTAAGATACTAACTGGTACTTCTCTTAGAAAGGATTACTTAGATACTGAGTTAACAGTATATAAGATTGGTAGTGTATCTAAGACTGAGAGAGGACAGTTATATGTCTTACATTGTGTATCTCCAGAGATGTATAAGGATGAGGGTAATAAGATCTTTAAAGCATTTGGACCTGGAGAGAAGTCTATTGATGCTGACAATGTACCAAAGTATATTTGTGATAATTATCTTGGGACTGCTGGAACTAAGAAGGCAAACAAGTTTAATTTTGAGAGTCATTCCAAATATACATTCATAGCATGTAGTTGGAAACCCAGTGATGCTATTCACTTCTTATCTGATAAGGTAACTAGACTTACTGGTAGTAGTGGTAGTAATAAACAGTCTGGATTCCTATTCTGGTCAAATAGAAATGGATTTAATTTTAGATCTATTGATAGTATTGCTAAGGGTGAGGCAACTAGGAATGGTGTCTACACATACACTTATGTTCAGGGTGCTCAGGAAGGAGCAGATCAAAGGTATGCTATTGAGTCAGTAACATATCCTGATAAAGCAAATCATTTATCTAACATGAGGATGGGTACCTATAAGACATCTGCTATAGGTATATCAATGGGAGTACAGAAGGATAGTTATACACCTGTCTCTGGTGCTAAGGATGAAGCAGATGCAGAAGAGTCAGTGGATGCTGTCACCAGTGAAGGTGGTGTGGTTTCAGGGACTGGACTTTCACAGGTACCTAGTGGTACCATCAGTGATCTTAAGGTACTCACATTTAATATGGTATTTGGTAAGGCAGATAAGGTGGTAGATGGTATAGATGGTAAAGGTAGACAATCACAACCACCATTTGTTATGCCAGCATTTTTTGATGTAGAGAAGGCACAACCTACTAGGATGAAGATAAGAGCATTACCTGGTGCAACTCATCAAACTAGTACTGGAAATGTGAATAACGGAACAAACTCTAATGTTGATGTCATGGCAGTTGCACAATATGCAGCAGCAAGGTATAATTTATTCAAGGCAATCAAGTTGAATATAACTGTCGCTGGTAATACAGCATTAACAGCAGGTAATGTAATTGATATAAAGATCCCTTCTTCTACACAGGAAGGTGAAACAGTTTTAATGGATAGGAAGTTCAGTGGTAAGTTTATTATTGCGGGACTAACACATATCTACCAAAGAGTAGGCATGACTACCAAATTATACCTAATTAGAGACTCGATACCGAAGAATATAACATAAATAACTACACACTCTCAATAGGAACTATGACAACTATAGAGCAACACATACAGCATGATAAAGAGATTCTTGATGATCCTCTAACTAATCCTGCTGCTCGTCGTCACTTTAAAGAAGAGTTGCACGACCTTATAGATTATGCTGACCACCATAAAGCAGAGATAGAAGCTGGTGATCACCATGATCCAAATGCACTGGAACTATTTTGTGATCAGCATCCAGATGAACCCGAATGCTTAGTTTATGACGATTGATCTTTGGTTTCCAACCGCAATATATCATGAAGACTTAAAACCTACTCAACATACTAAAGATCGAATGATCGAGTATTTTGATAGTATACATCATGAAACAGACATAAAGGACGGTAGATATTCTGGTGACATTCATCAGAATTATCAACTGTTCAATGATTCGAGATTTCATTGGTTAAACACTGAGGTCTCTTTTCATTGTAAGAAATTTCTTAGTGCTTTTAATGTTGATGTAGATAAGATTTCAATCTACGCATCTAAGGCATGGCCTGTGATTATAAAACAGGGAGGAGATATATTCAGACATACACATCCAAACTCAGTATTATCTGTAGTATATTATCCTCAGTCATCTAATCCTTTGAATGGAGGTAAACTTAAATTCCATTCACCTAATCCTAGGCATATGCCTGTGCATCCAGAAGAATTAAATGACCTTACTTATAGTGACACACTATACGTACCTGAGGAAGGTAGACTATTCATATTCCCATCTCACATAGAGCATGAGGTAGAAAAGTATCATGGCATGACTCCCCGATATTCTATATCATATGATATAATAGTTACATCATCTAATAGTAAACATAATAATGAATTTGCTATTATAGATCCATATACTTGGAAAAATATTGATCCAGTGAATACGAATGCTATTTAATGAAGTAGTAGGTCACTATAGGAATAGAAATCAGGCATTCTCTAATCCCTCACAGTGGCCTCAGATAGATATAAGAATAACTGAACCTGAATACGGTAGATTACATGTTAAGTCATGGTATAAGTATAAGGGAGAAGATGATCCATATAATCATATTGAATATCAGTGGGCAAAAATGGATGAAAACATCGTCTATACTAAAACTACTAATCTTATCACCAATACTCCTAGTTGTCCTTTCATTTGGAACTGGGATGGAGTTTGGTGGAATGGTAATACTGATGGAGAATGCATCCAAGGTGATACAAGGATGGACTCAAGAATAAGATTCGATGGACTCAGGTATCGTGCTATAGATACTGGTTATGATCTAAAGACTGGAGACTTTCGATGGGGCAAGCCACCTGAAGAAGGTGAATTTCTCTTTGAAAGACTTGATAAATAAAAGAAACAATTAATATACTATGGGCGTACGTACCGACTATCTTGGAAGAGATACATTTACTTGGTGGGTAGGAGAAGTCGAAGAGATTCGAGATCCTGCTGAGCTGGGTCGTATTAAGGTGCGTATCCTTGGTTGGTATACTGGTAACAGAGAAGGACAGGCATATTTAAAAGAAGTCCCACCAGAGATATTACCTTGGGCAACAGTATTACTACCAACTGACCAACCACAAACCAAGGCGGCTGGTACCACAACAGAATTACAACCAGGAGCATGGGTATTAGGTTTCTTCCTTGATGGTGAAGAAGCACAACTACCAGTTGTTATGGGTGCATTCAGAGGATTTGCACAAGAAAAATCTGATGGTGCCACAACTATTGCTGATGCTACTGCTGCTGTAGAATTACAGACTGATACACCACAACAGACTGACCTTACTAATGTTAATGCAATGTCTGGTAATCCATTCCCTAAGAATGAGAATACATCTGCATCTTTAGAAGGAGCACAAGAGGAAGCAAGAGGTGGTGGTATTAATATGGCAGAGGCAGTTACACCTGGTAACTCTGTAACAAATAGTATTAAACCACCCACTGAGATGATGGGTATTGGTGATGGTGTTGCTGGACCTGCTGGTGGTGGATTTGAGAAAGATTTAAAGAGAATGCTGACTGAATTAGGTAATATGTCAGCAGCATTAGGTAGAGCTGAGAATGGATTGATATCCTTAATTAGTGGTAAGACTATTGCAGGAGATAAGATTAGAGAGCACCTAGGGAAGACAATGAACTTCCTCTCTGGTGGTATAGCAGGTATTCTTGCACCTTTGAAAGAGGTGATGGCAAAGTTAATTGCTGAGGTTGTAGGAATGTTAGTGAAGATTATATCTTCATTCGTACCACTGATAGTTGTTAACCTACTAATGTCATTCTTGGATCAGATCTTCGCACTATTCTGTGCTAAGACACCAATGTGGTTAGGACTGGTGAAGGGAGCACTGAGTGATACGGCGAACTTCGCTAACCAAATGGCGAGCCTTGCAATAGATAAGATAGCTACGTCTAAATTAGGTCAGAAGATTGACTCTGCTGTTAAAGGAGTAAGCAACCGTATACTTGAGGGTATCACTGGAGCAATGAATCGTGTTAAGGACGTTGCTGGTGATGTTATCTCTGCTATCAGCACTGCCAAAGGAATGCTAGGTAAGGCAATGGCACTGGGTGAGACCGTGCAGAGTATATTTGAATTTGATTTCACCTCACTAGACTGGGGTAGTCTCCTTCAAATCCTTATGGCAATACTAGGAGCACTATTTAAAAAGAGTTGTAACAGGAAGATAAAGAGGCCGAAGTCCAAAGGGTGGTTCCCACTGATAGGATCCACCGAGTGTGACAACATAGAAGATGCTATTAAAGGTACTCCCTATGCAAATGTAGATGACCTTATTAATAAGGAATCAGGGGCAGATTTAACGTCATTAAATATGTCTGCTACTCCTACCTCATCAGGTGAGATGGGTAGTTATATCGATCAGATGTTTAAGGATACTAATCCATATCTGATGCAGGTTACCAGTCACCTTAGTGGTACTAGAATTATAGATGATGCTACTCCTAAGAAAGAGAAGAGGGTAGTAACTGGACCTGGTGGTGTTAGTAGTTTTGAAGATAAGTTTGGTAATGTTCACTGGAATGTACCTAACAATGAGACTAAGATCATTGCTAAGGATAAGTGCGAGAATATTAAAGGTAACTATTGTTTAACAGTAGAGGGTGACTTCTATGTTAAGGTCATGGGTAACATGCACCAAGAGGTAGCAGGATCATGGAATGGTCACTACTCTCAAGGTCCACAGTCAGAGGCAGAAGGATCCTCTAGTTCACCAGATCTTACTGGTACTGGTGCTGCTATGGCAGCAGTTGATACTAATGTTACTCAAGGTACAGTATCTGCTGATGTGGTATCACAGGCACAAGACATAGCAATGTATGGTCAGAAATCAAGGGATAGGGTACTAAAGAAAGAGAATCTAGGTGGTTTCTATCCAGTAGAGGAGATACCATTCGATCCTGGTGCTGACCACATGGGTAGGACACAGTTTGGACCTCAGTTATCAGGAGGTCTACAAGATTCAACTGAGCAGAAATCTTCTGAAAGATTTGAGGGTGACAGAGACATCGCAGTTAGTGGTGAGTTGAAGGTACAAGCAGCGAAGACAAGTTATGCTGCTATTGAATCGTTGATGATTAACTCACAAAACGTCAAGATAGAAGGTAATACTATTGAATCGGTTGCGGACGGTGAAATTATACAACAGGCCAACTGGATATCATCATTCTTAAACTCAGGTAGATTTGAGTTTATTGCACTATTCAATATGACTGCAACTTCCTTGACTGGACAATTCTCTATGGTTAAGGGTTGTATCGTTGATATTACTACAGACTTACCATTCCCAGGTGTTGCACCACCAACACAGGTTAGGATCTCAGTGGGTCAGCAAATGCCTAGTAGTATGGCAGACATTCTTGCTGGTAGTACCAATGCATTCCATGCGACGTTTATCTCAGCACCTACTGGTGTCATTGCAGAGTTTGTCCCACAGGGTGCTATTATTAACCAGTGTAACAATGGTCTAGGAGCATACGTCGTCAACAACGGTTACATGGCAGTCGGTTGTGCAGCTGGACCTTGTCAGGTCTTTGGCTTGCCAGTTCTGCTAAACTAGTGTATACTGAATCCAAGTAGACTCTTACTATGGCAAAAATCACAGGTGACAACGAAACTTATCTAGAGCATATCTGGGTGAACGTTGCAAAACGAGAAGTTAAAATTATGGATAATGAAGGTTATGATGAGATCGTAACATGGGAATTCAGTCCAGACGGAGTGGATGGTTTCACTGAGACCTTGAAGCACTTCCGAGAGATGGTACCCGAAGAGCAGATCACATACCTATGAACATCATAAATTTAACACAAGAAGAATTTCAAGAGAATGTACCCTTCTCACTTAGATTAGTGGAGAAAGGAAATACATTAAAGGTAACTACAGTCAATGGTATCGTCTGTATTATAT